CCAACATACCTAGTCCTCCTGAAGAGTTTCATTTGTTGGCCAATCAAAAATTACCCATGTGTCTAGCTGCCTACTACTCTCCAAATTTTTACAACTCGACCCTTTCTAACAATTTCAATATTTGTGCCACTGCTTGCGGGGATCCTCTCTACCAGCCATTTAAAAGCACTAAAATTTATGGACCCAATGGAGCTGGTTCTAAAGGATTGATAGCAGGGCTAGCTATCGGTATCAGCTGATATCCCACAATGCGCTGTATTTTGCACAGCGCAAAAATCTAATAAATACCTTATAGCTATAGACTAGATTATTTGAGAAAAATATGACCACCACTGCCAGTATACAAACGTTATTCGCCAACACCTTTACTCTGGGATATACTGGATCTCAAGGAGCCACTGCATCGGTATTCCAACCTGCCAATCGCGCGGTGCTAATAGGTGATTCCTCCATGGGCGATGTGTTAAATTTACCTAGTCAACCCTCGATTTCTACTGCTGCTGGATCTTTTGTGGTGTATCAAGGCACCGCCACCATAGTGTGTTCGGCTAACCACAATTTGTTGGGACCGGGGCAGTATGTGCATCTTTTCAACACCTACGATACGTTGTTCAGTCACAATCTCAATGGTGTTTGGGTCCAGGTACTAAGTGTGCCCAATCCCACAACATTCACAGTCAGTGCTACCTATAATGGACTACTCACCGCAGATGGTGACTATACCTTGATTGGAAGTCCAGCCGGTGGATGGTCCTGTAACACTCTCATGAACACCACCTACGGATCTTGGTTCAAATGGCTGCAGATGTACAACGGAAATCCTTTTAGATTGGTGGCTGTCCATGCAGTCAACAGCACTACCTCTGCTGCTTCGGTAGCATTGTTACCAAAAATTTTAGCCGGTCCTGCTTTTGATTATGCATTTGTACAATGCGGAACATTTGATATCGTCACTAATACCACTGCCACGTCTATTACCTCCACAAATGTAGCAGTGGTCAATATACAAACGATATGTCAACAGCTGTTGGCGTATGGAGCCAGAGTGATATTGGGTATTCCTCCCAGCGTGGGTTATCTTTTTAATCAAACTGTTAATTCAAATCTTGCATATAGAACTGCATTTACCTACATGCGACAGGCGTTACTGCAATTTGTCATGAGGACTCCCGGAGTTACAGCATTTGATCTTTATCGTAATACAACTGATAATACTGGTTATATACGATCAGACATTTATGATCCTGTTACTCCGGGATTACTTGTGACTGCTTACGGGCTAATAGCGGCTGTTAGCAATGAATCTGCGAGACTAGCTCCTATTTTTGATCCATTGGCCAGCATTACTCCGGTTTCGATTTTAGATGATTCGGCAACATACTCTTATTCTAACGGTCCAATATTGTATCCAAATCTATTGGCCAACGGCATGATGTCGGGCACAGGTGGAGGTTTTAATTTTACTATTCCTGGCAATGCCAGTGGTACTGCCCCTACTGGCTGGACAGTAAACTGTATCTCAACTACCACATGTGCCGCAGCCAGTAGTTCTACCAGAGTGGTGGGAAATAATCAAAATACTAATGCTGTGGGATGGGGATATGAATTTGTGGCCAGTATTGGTTGGCAAGCAGACTCAAACAATGAAGCTTATAACGGACAATCAGTACAATTATCAACAACCAATATCGCAGTCGCCGCCATTAATAATAATATTTTGGCAGCAGGATCAAATTCTGGAATTTGGCTCAAGGCAGGATTTACTGTTCGAGCAACAGATCCAGCAAATCAATTAGCGGGGACGCTCTGTGTGTCAGGTCAACTAGTTTTAACCATAACGGGCTCGTATGCCGGAACTGTATCATATTCATGGGGAAATAGCACTTATCCTTATTCCAATTACTCTAACTTACATAATGGCGATCAATTTATTTTAAATTTAGGTGATGTTCTTGATATATGGAGTGATGAAATCTTTTTACCCTACGGCACAGTGATTTCTTCCGCAGTGTTTAACATAAATATCTTAGGATTGGATGTGTATAGTTCTAGTGCGCCTTGCACAGATAGTTTAGCATTTTCGTCAATATTTTTGAGACAAGTTCAAAATCCCTATGCCTGATACTAATTTTTAGGAAAAGCAAATGTTATTTGGCCCATTTATAACGTCTATTCAAAATTTTGCATCGTATAATGTCACTCCGGGCTATACTGGATCACAAGGATCCACAGTAACCAATTTTTTACCTGCAAATCGCGCTGTATTGATAGGCGATTCATCTATGGCCAATGTTTTTTATAAAAATACAACCACCACAATTTCCACCGCGACTGGAGTGGGATTTGTAGTTAGTAATGCCACTGCCACCATTGTGTGCACAGGAAATCATCAGCTACTGCCAGGACAGTATGTATATCTTTATAACAGCGCCGAATGGGCTCCTCCTCTTTCATATCCCTACAGTTTGAACGCGCTGAACGGAGCATGGACAAAGATATTGAGTGTTCCTAACACCACCACATTTACGGTCAGTGCTGTCTATGGCGGATCAACATTGACTAATGGGGACTACACATTGCGCGGAACCGCACCCAATTTTGGAGGATGGACATACTTGTCTCTTCAAAATACCACATACTCCTCGTGGTTTAAATGGTTGCAGATGTACAATGGTAATCCCTTTAGATTGCTTGCCATATATGCCACAACTGGTACCAATTCTGCAGTGGCCAGTGCACTTGTTCCCAAAATACTAGCAGGACCCGCATTTGATTATGCATTTTTGCAGGTGGGCACCAATGATATATTGTTAAATGCCACTTCGACCAGCACTGCACTGGTGGCAGCAAACAGTTCAACCATCTACATACAAAACATCTGTCAATCATTGTTAGCTTACGGAGCTAGGGTGATATTGGGAGTACTTCCTCCGGTATCTTCAACATATTCTTCAGCAGCCACAGTGCAAAATGCCAACATAGCCTTTGCCTATCAACGCATACAGTTGTTGCAGTATGCCATGCGAACTCCCGGAGTCACTGTGGTTGATTTCATGCGTAATCTAGTAGATACCAATGGCAACATGAATGCCAACTACGCCGATCCCTATACGCCAGGAGTATATCCTTTGGCCCAGGGGTTATTTTCCACTGTTAAAAACGAATCTGCTCGATTGTCAATCTTGTTCACTCCAGAATCCAATATAACTGCTGTTTCCACAATTGATGATGCAGTTAACACACCCATTCCCGGAGCTCCTTATCCAAATTTGCTAGCGAATGGATGGATGTCGGGAACTGTGAGCGGAAGTTCCGCCTTCAAGAATGGATCACTGTCATATTCTACCGGAACTTTGCCCACAGGATGGGTGAGAACTGATTCTAATACCTGCACTGGTGTTTTCGCAGGCCAATCTACTAGAGTGGTAGGAACCAATCAAAACAGCAACGCTTCTTCTTGGGGATACGAGTTGACCTCATCGGTCACTTGGACCAATCCAACCAAACAAACAGTGACACTGCAAAATTATCTTTCAACTGCCACCATTAATTCTAGTATATCGGCAGCTGGAACCGGATCAGGTATTTGGCTCAAAGCAGGATTTACTGTGCGGGCAACCAATACTGTTTCAAATTTAGCGGCTGTATCAGGAGCCATAAATCTCAATTTTATTAACACACTTACATCTTATACAAACAATTTTGCTGTCACATGGGGCAATCCTCTGTATAGCTATGCAAGTTCTACGCTGTCCAGTGATCTTATCATACTTAAACCGGGTGATATACTGGATATTTGGAGTGATGAATTTTTCTTGGCCTACGGAACGCAATGCATAACCACTTCTTCGAACTCGTTTGCCATCAATATAACTTCAAATACCGGAACAACCAACACCTGTAGTTTGGCCATTGCTTCTGCTTTCTTGAGACAGGTGCAAAATCCCTATAGCTGACATGTGATAAATATCAGTGCAACAATGCAGGAAAATACATGACTGATATACGATCTTTTGTAAACACTATTACGCAAGTGTCATATTCTTCTTTAGGATACATAGGATCTCAGGGCAGTCTTGAGACCACCTTCCAACCAGCCAACCGAGCTATCATAATCGGAGATTTTGCCGTAGGACAGCAGTTTTTTTCGCAAGGTGGATATGCCGTACAAGCTAACACGTCTACGGGCGGAATGGTGGTTTCTGGTACAACAGCCACATTCAATTGCCTAAGTGGCAGCCATCTTCCTTTGGGACAGACACAAGGACCCGGTCAATATGTGTTTATCTGGAATCAAGGAGAGTTTTTAAGCAGTACCAACTATTGGTCCGTTCTCAACGGTGCGGCACTTCCTGTGATTTCAACTACCGGAAGTTCCTTCACAGTCAGCTCCTCATACGGAGGACAAACCATGCCTCCTGGAGATTACTCAGCTCGAGGACCAGGACAACTTGGTTGGAATATCGGCCACCTGGGCAATGTTACAAACAATTCTTTATTTAAATGGATACAAATGACCAACGGAAATCCCTTTAGATTAGTTGCAGTTTATGCTGATTTAGATGGATTGCAGCCTGATAGTAAACTTACTTCAGGAGTCATGGTCAATCTTTTACCAAAAATACAGGCAGGTCCTGCTTTTAATTATGCCTTTGTGGAATTAGGAAGTGCAGATCTTTGGTATACTGCCAGTACATCAACGGCCATTACTTCAGCTACCACAGCCATTAACAATATAAAAACCATTTGCAACACACTGACCAATTATCTAAACGCTAGAGTAATATTAAGTATTCCGCCGCCGGTGGGGCTAGGTGCAGGCTCATGGGCATCAGCTGCCAACGTGGGATATGCGCAGTTGCGAGCAGGATTATTGCAGTATGCCATGAGAACCCCCGGAGTCACTGTGGTTGACATTTATCGTAACTTGGTAGACATCAACGGAAATCTAAATTCTAGTTACGCTGATGCTTATTATAATATCTATCCAACCACACAGTCATTTTATACCGTGGCCAAAAATGAATCTGCTAGACTAACACCATTATTCATCGCAGGAGAAAATACCAATCCTGTGTCTTCAGTCGATGATGCTTATACCTATCCACAGAATTATCCGGTTCCAACTACACTTTATCCTAACTTATTAAACAATGGTATGATGAATAACGCTGCTCCTATAGCGCCATATAATAATATATCAGGATACTTACCTAATGGGTGGAGTATTACAAGCTATAGTGCCAATGGAACGTACACTTCGGTGACACTAACAGTAGGAGATAGAGCTTCAGCCCCTGGTCAAAATGCAAATGCTCGATATTGGGGGCGAGAATTAAAGGCAAACATCCGAGGTATTGCCAATCCGGGTACCAGCACTCAATTGATTCAACTCATCAGTCCTATTTCAACCACCGTTACTAACACAATCCTTGCTGCTAACACAACATCTGGAATTTGGCTTAAGGCCGGATTCACTGTGAGGAGTATCTCGACAGCAGTTAATTTAAGCTTTTTGCAAGGCACTCTCAATCTACCCGGTACCGGCGGAGCTAGCTTTAATTGGGGTTCTAATGCTTTTTCTGCCACTCCTTATACCAGTGATCAATTGCCTTTACTACCAGGCGACGTGCTTGATATTTGGAGCGATGAATTGTTTATGCCATCAAACTATAGTGTATTTAATACAACCCTGCCCTATGCAGAATTGCTGATTAGTATTGGTCTTTCTACCGGCACAACTGCTACCTGCAATCTAGCATTTTCTTCCGCATTTGTAAGACAGGTAGATAGCCCTTATACCAATTATCCATCTTATACTCAACCTTACTAACAATTATTTGACATATTCTTGATAGGCAGCTATCCAATCGGTTGATATGGCTTTTTGAGCAGTGGCTAGATCAACGGCTCCTTTGCATACCATGCTGTGCAGCGTGTTTTCCAAATGATCCTTGAGATGAGCATTATAGGGCAGGGTGGTATAGCTCTGGGGCCATAAATTGCTTATGTCATTGCTGCCGCCCAGTTCCAAACTGATCAAATGATCTATTTCGTAGTGATCGCTGGCAGGATCAATGCCATAAGTGGCAAATACCCGTTTTTTAACAGATTCAGGAACATCACGCACCTGTTCAGTATAATGCGGAGTGCAGATTTTATCCACAGTGGATTTGGGATCCACTGCACCTGGTGTCCATTGATGATTGGGCATGATCGGAGGAGATGCAGCCAAAGCCGCAATGCTGATCAAACATAGTGTGTATAACCATTTTTTCATTTTACAATTTCCTGTTGACACAAATATTTAGTTTTAATATACTAGCAGATATTAAATAAAGGCACTTATGAAAAAACTTAAAATTGCTATTATTGACTGCATCGGTCTCAACTACGACGGAACCACACTACAAAAGAAAGGCATAGGTGGTTCAGAAAGTTCAATCATTTCTGTCGCCAAAGAATTAACCAAACTCAATGTTGATGTCATGGTTTTTAATGATTGTGATTCTCATGATACACAGCCGGGTGTATATGATGGAGTCACTTATCTGCCCATTAGAGCACTGGGCGAACAGGATTACAATTTCGACATCGTCATAAGCCAGCGCACTGTGATTCCATTTACTCCTTTGGAATTGTATGATCATGTGCGACAACCTCCGCCTAGAGATTATGATCCCGTTATCTTTCAACAGCTACAAAGACCAAGTCAATTAAAAATACTGTGGATGCAGGATACCTTTATCTGGGGCGATGCCATACTGGAGCAGCTGGTGGTCAAGGGCTATATCGATGAGATTTTCAATCTCAGTGATTGGCACATCAGTTATACCACACATTCAACTCATGGCCCACGACGCAATTTTGAAGTGTTAAAGAACAGGATGTTCCATACCCGCAATGGAATCAATCGATGGATTGATTGGGTAGACATCAAGGCCAAAGATCCGGATCTGTTTGTGTACAATGCTTCTATCACCAAAGGCATGATACCGTTGGTACAAAAGATCTGGCCCAGAATCAAAGAGCAATTGCCAAACGCTCGACTAAAAATCATCGGCGGTTACTATAAATTCAGGAATGAGGAAGTCAGTGAAGCACAGCAGAATTTGATCAATCTACAGAATTCGGTAGCTCACGACAGTTCTATAGAATTTACCGGAATCATTCCTCAGCCCGAAATCGCCAATATCATGGCGCAGGCCAGCTACAATCTTTATCCTGGTGCTTTTCCGGAAACGTCGGGAATCAGCACCATTGAAAGCATCAATTACAACACGCCCATCATAGGCACACGTTTTGGTGCCATGGAAGAATCTGGAACCGAACTGGCTGGTTATTACATAGATTTTGCCATTGAACCCAATGGACTGTTTCCCTGGATCAATCAGGATGAACAGGTCAATCGCTATGTTGATCTGGTATTGAGCGTGGTAAGAAATCCCTATCTACATCAACAAAAACAGTATGCCTGCAATGCAGCCAAAGAAGTATCCACTTGGGATACCATTGCTTTGCAATGGAAACAGCATTTTTATCACAAGTTTAACATTCCGCTTGATCGACTTGAGCAGGATCGAGCCAATTGGATCAACTATCGAGTACATAAGGTATTTGGCAAGAGGTTTGCAAATGCCGAAGAGATACAGCACTTTGCGCCGTCTGACAATATTGATCCAATCCCTAATCCGCGAGTCAAAGTGGCCTTTGTGGATATTGTGGGAGTCAGTTATGACGGAGATACGCTGAATCATCGAGGATTAGGGGGCAGCGAAAGCGCAGTAATACTCAACAGCCGAGAACTAGTCAAGTTGGGATTGGATGTCACGGTTTTCAATGCCTGCGATGAAGAAAATTCACGACCTGGCACATACGATGGAGTTGTATATAAACCATTGTTAGAAATCGCACACAGTAACGAAGTGTATGACGTGGTGATCAGCAGCAGATGCGTTACTCCGTTTATTCGAGAAAATCGTTATGATTATGCGCAAACTTCCAATAGAAAAATGCTTTACGAAAATTTCAAGCACATGCGAGATAATGCCAAATTGAAAGTGTTTTGGATGCATGACACTTTTTGTTGGGGTGACGACATCTTGGAGGGTTTGGTATCAGACGGATCCATTGATGAGATCTGGACACTGAGTGATTTCCATGCATTCTATGTGATGAATTGCAGCCATCCCACCATGCGCAACTACGAAGTAATGCGCAGGCACATGTGGACCACACGCAACGGAATCGTGAAATATTTTGATTCAGTTGACATTGACGACAAAGATCCCAATATGTTCATGTTCAATTCCAACATGAGCAAAGGTCTGCATCCTTTGCTGTACAATGTTTGGCCTAGGATCAAACAGCGTATTCCGCAAGCACGTTTGACAGTGATTGGCGGACACTATAAATTAGGCAAGGCCTTTGAACATGATACCGAAGAATCCGAATTCATGAAGGTGGTTGAGCCTCATTTGAATGATCCCACCATCACCTTTACTGGTATTATTGGACAAAAACAAGTGGCAGACATTTGTGCTCGATCCAGCTATCTTATCTATCCCACAGCTTTTCCAGAAACCTATGGTATCAGTACTTTGGAATGTCTATATGCAAACACTCCAGTGCTGGGATGTCGATTTGGCGGATTGGAAGAAACCAGTGGAATTTACAGCCATCTTATTGATTATTCAGCCACACCAAACGG